TCAGATATATATTCAAACACAATTGTTTTGTTCTCTACGCCTGTAGAAAAATCAATTACACCAGCAGCTTTATTTATATGAAACTTTGGGTTTACGTTTGCCTCTTCAGTATTTAAACCAAACCTTTTGCCGAAGTTATATCCAAAATACCAATCGCCATCCCAATAATAACCATATTGTCCTTGATATGGACCCATTCCAGTATATAACTGTTTGTCTTGCCTTAATATATCAAGTCTTGAGGTTCCAGTGACAATCTCTCCATTAACATCAAATACAATATCAAGATTATTATCTTGCAAGTAAGATGTCGCTGACATTGGAGTTCTATTTTCAACAAGTGGAAATAATACCCCATTATTTAACATTGATATACGTACATAGTTAACATAGTCTGGAGGCATAATCATTTTTAAATCATCACCTAATTCAAACTCTATAACCTTTATATTTCTTAAAGCATCATAATTAAGCTCTTGTACAGCTCTTTTAGCATGGAATAAAACATTGTATCGATCAACATTATTAACAAGCTTATCATTACCTACATACATAAGCATAAAGTTGTTCACTATGTCAGCTAAACTAACATACTGATAAGAACCCCAATTAGAATCTGTAGGTATTATTCCATTATTTGTATAGTATTGATAATTAGTTATATATCCCATCTGTTATTGTTTTTGCTGAGTATCTTGTATCTCCTGAGTCTTTGCAATTTGAACAATATCTTGCTCCCTTATAGAAACACCACAATACCCTAGAATCTTTACAACTAACATTGTAAACTCATCTCCAGACACTTCAAAGTCTTGATAGTCAGGAGCTGATGGATTGAATAATGGATCTGAATCTCCAGCACCCATAGCCACATAAGTCCATTTAGGATCTAATGGGAATCTTAAATAATATGCAGATACAGCAGTAGTAGGGTTAGGATAAACAATAAGTCCATTTTCATCATATGTATATACTGGATATGATGTTGTGGGAGCTGTAAGATTTGAGCTTAATAAGTTTAATATTTTTTTATGTGATACTTTTTCAACCTCTAAAGAGTTATAAACAAGCTTATCTAAAAGATACATATTTGCTGGTGTATTAAAATGAGTTCCAGAGTATGTTAAATTAGAGCTAGTATAAAATATATCCATACCTTCAGCTATTCTTTTAGGAACATCCGTATACCCTTCTCCGTATGCTCTACCAATTCTCTTAAGATAGGCGTTTGAATACTGCTGCATATAGTTCTCAAAGATTTCTCTTTGTGCTTGCTTGGCAAACAAATTGAACTCGAATGGTGTTATGTATCCTCTATTGTCCTTGCTTAATATAGATAGAACGGTATTTCTAACTTCATTGATCATGGAGTGTCTTTTTACAAAGATAAATAAAAAAAGGCACTTCAATTAAAAAGTGCCTTTCTTAATCGTTAAAGATAATCTTATGCGATAACAATTGCGCTTACTGCTTTAGAAGGAGAAACAGTAGTAACAACATTGTGCCATACAGAGCTATGTGCATCAACGACTGCGTTTTGAATAACGTCTCTCATTTCTTCTGATCCTGCTGCAAGTGCAGCATGAGTAATAGTAATAACATCTTGTGCAGCTGCACCACCGTAAGTGACTGTAACTGTAGTTGTAGATGCCTGCTTGATAATCTTAATGTCATCCGCAGAAATTAATTGATTTCCCTCATCTGTTACAGGGATTGATAAAAACTTTGCCATTGTTAAAAAATTTAATGGGTTAATAATACCACAAAGATACTATTTTTCTTCCATCTGTTCTTGAAGATATTTATATAGTTCCATACCTTCTTTTGATTGCAGGTAAGAAGCGAATACATGAATATGATCTTCACCGAATGGTACTGTTAATAATTTTTTCTTATTTTCTTTGAAGTTGTAATGAATATCTTTACCTGCTCTAAAAGTAAAATAACCATCAGAGATTGCTCTAGCTGCTAAATTATTGATCTTTAATAAAGGATCTTCTGCTGCTTCAATAAATTCAACAGGATATTTTTTAGCATACAATAACATATCTCTTTTTATCTCAGAAGATTTCATTTTAGATACATCTCTAGATAACACTAGTCTAGCAATAGCCTCTAAGCTTGTTAAATCAAGCTCTCTTGCCATCATCAACGCATCTATCTCGAAGTTAATCATTTCAACATCTTCTTGAGCATTTTTTTCGTTATCAAACTCATAAAACTCGCTTCCATTTCCAGGATGATAATGCATAAATAATTGTAAACCAGGATTTGTTTTTGGTACTCTTAATACACCATCTTCAAAAACAACTGGTTCTAGTATTACATTTTTATCTTGATCTTCCTGAAAAGGTGTATTTGAGTTCCTTGCATATCGCAAAGGATGATTTGTATTCGTTTCTTCGTCAAAATATAATAACCTTCTTCTTGGGGTATCTCTAGATGCTAAAAAATAGCTTAACGGTGATTTATCGTCTTTTAAAAGATATACTCTATCTTTTGATTCTAGTTTAACTAGTTTTACTTTTGTTTCCATTTTATATAATTTAAATTTTAAAAAAAATAAAGAGGGAGACGAATCTCCCTCTCGTTATTTATCATTATCCTTTAAAGATCATGAAGTTGTTTGCACCCATTGTACAAAGTGCTCTTTCAGACAAGAAGTTAACTTGCATTGCATCCAAGTCGCTAGTCATTGCACCACCAGCTCCACCTGTCATCCAAGTTTTATATCGTCTGTTTTCAGTCTCAGAAGCACGGTAACGAACATGTAAGAATGGTCGTCTAGCGTTCTTACCAAGAATTTGATCGTAAACACTCATTGTACCAGCAGGAACAAGGATACCGTTAACAGCACCACCAACTAAACCTCCTCGAAGAGTTGCATCGTTCAAGTATTTCCAGTCAGTTTTGTAGAACTCATATCCTCTTTTAAATCCTGCAAATCCAAGATTTAATGCCATTTGCTCATCGTTATCAAATAAACCATATGAAGTACCACCAGCTCCGTAAGAGTTTTGAGCAGCTAACATATCATCGATATCAAAAGAGAATTGACGATTCAAGAACAATACGTTCTCAGCGATAGCTCCTTGCTTATCTAATCTTTGTACAATAGTATCAAAGTCAGACAAAGCAGATGGATTACCACCAGACCATACGTTACCTCTATTTTCGATTTCATAGAATAATCCTTTAGTACCAGCAGCAGAAAGAGTTGATGGAGAAGGATATGATGGCGCATTGTTTAAAGCAGTTGAAGCAGCTGAACCTTGTGCAGCAGGAACTCCTTCTACCATAGCCATTTCTAAGTAATCTTCAAATCGTAAACGAGTCTCATGCTCAGATTTCATATACCAAAGGTATCCTGAAGCACCGTTTTCAGTTGTTACTTCAACCCATCCAACTTGTGCCATATCAGAACCTGATACAGTGTAAGTATCTTTGATAATGATTGGTTTAACATCAAAGATTTCATCTTCAGCCTCTAAAGAACCTTGCATTCCACTTGTTCCTTTTGCAAATTCAGATCCATAAACAAATGCAGTAACATCACCTGTAAATGGAGATGAAGCCTCAACAGTATAATATGCTACTGTAAACTGATCGGCAGCAGGAAGCGCAGTGATAATACCTTTTTTAGAAACAGATGATGATTCATCTGATAATAAAACTGTTTGACCAACTCTAAATACACAAGTACCAGATGCTATCTCAAATGTTTCAGCACCAGAAGCAAAAGCTACATTTGCAGTAACACCAGTGTATTTTGTATGTAATCTTCCTTGCTCTGCCCATTTGATAAGGTCAGAGTTACTAGGGATTTCTGCGCCAACCATTCGCAAGAATGATGCGATTGATCGGTTCCCATAACGCTCAAATTCCTCTTCGTATGTATCAGGTAAATACTGATTCAAAAAATCAAAATTTGTAATATAATTCGTAGGCAATGTTGCCTTGACGGAGCTAGGAGTAATCGATACCCCAGGACTCGCCTGTAATGATCCAGCCATTTTTAACTATTTTTAAAAGGTTTTTTAATTACTAATCTACTACTGCGATTCTCATCTATAACCCTTATGCCTGGCCCTTCCTTCGGTGTTGGTGTTGGAGCCTGTCTAGTCATATTTATATTTTTAGACTGTTTAGACACGTCACCTACCGCATCCGATTTTCCTTTATCATAAAAGTACTTAGCGAACTTGTCTGGGTTCATAGCAACGGACATAGCTTTATGAAAAGACTCAGCATCTTTTAAGTATCCATCTTGGTCAATATACTTCGATAAGAAATTCATAACGCTAGATTGATCCTTTTTTAGAGTGTCTACATCACTTGGTCTGTATAACAACTTGTTGTTTTCTTCGACATTGAATCCGAAACCTTCGAATTTATCGTTAAACAATTCATTTGTTTTTTCAGAAAAGTAATTAGATCTCTTCTTTTGCTCCTCTTCATATTGAGCCTCGCTTTCTTTTTGCTTCCTGTAAGCTTCATAAGCATCCCTTTCTTCCTTTGGAACAGATGACTCCCTTGACTCAAGTGGAACCTTGTATTGTTCTTTCTGGTCCTTAAAATACTTCTTAGCTTTAGCAAGCTCTTTTTTCTTCGCTACTTGCTTCTTTTTAATCTCTTTTTCATCATCGAAATCTGAATCATAAGCAAACTTTGAATCTAATTCAAATCTTAAGTCATCATCATCTAACTCTGAATTTTGATCTTTATAGTAGTCAAGCAACAAAGCATCTTGGTCCATATTATCATAGTCTTTACTTAATCTCATAAAGTCATTGATATTACGACCTGTTTCTTTTTTGTACTTCAAGAAGGCAGCTACATCTTCAGGTAGTTCTTCATTTTTTTCTCTCTGTTCGAACAACTCATCCAATGAGTTTATCTCCTTGTTGTACCTATTCTTAATATGTGAAAGAACGTGTTCGTCATTTATTTCTGGAGTACTTATCTTCGGTTCTTCTGAAACAACAGTTTCTTCTGTAACCGTTTTACCCTCATCTCCTTCTGAAGTGACCTCTTTAGTAGGTTCAGCTCCAGCTTGCTTTTCTTCGTGCTCCTTAATTAATTTTTCTTCAATCTCAGCTTTTGACTTTTCTTCAAAATCAACAGCCTTTACTGTTATTTTATTTTCCATTAGATTATATTTTAATTACAAAGTTAATAATTTTTTATATTCTTTATCTAGGCTCAAACTCCTCTAAAGAAAAACCATCCAGACTATCTTCATTACTCTCAAAATTCATTGGAGGAAGATTGTTCTTTCTTTGGTTAATTAAGTCTGACTGCCTACTAGCCTGCAAATCTACTCTTCTATCTTTGGCTTTTTCTTTTTCATCTTCTCTATTTTTTAGAGATTTAGCCTGTGCCTGGTTAAGAGTCATATTATATTGGAACTCTTGATCCATCAATTGACGTTTAAGATCAGCTTCTGCTTGCATTTGCTGAACAGCAAATTGCATCTCAGCTTGTCGTATCTGTATTTTTGATTGAGTTTCCATTTGAACAAGTTGAGCTTTAGATTCGGCAGCAGCTTGCTGAGATTGTATATTACTCTGCATTTGCATTCTGAACTCCATCTCTTTCTGTTTCTTCTGGTCCTCAATTCTTTTCTTACGCTTAACTTTTAACAGCTCATTAGCAAGCTTGATATTATTAACCATTCGGATATCAATAGCATCTTCCAAATCAATGGTTTGTTGCTGAAGTGCGATTTGTATATTCGCTTCAAGGCGTTGTCTTTCTTCTTCATCAGGCTCTAACTCTATAAAAATTCCAAAATCATGCAAATACAAATCTTGTATGTCGTTTAGTATTTCAACATTATACTTTCCAATCTGCATGGCAAATTCTTCAGCAAAATCTGCATATTCTAATATATCAGCAACTCTCAAAGATATACACTCTGCCATTCTCTTTGTTACATTAAGACCACCTCTAAGGATATGTCTAGTTGCTGTATTGCTA